GTAATAATTTAATACTAACAATAGGACCTGTTGGTATATCAGCTACTTCTATTACACAAACAACAGGCGCCGATCCGCTAATATTAGGTATCGGAACTGTTACTATTTCAGGTACCGGACAAACCGATGTAACCGGATCGCCGTTAGTAATGGCTACAGGCTCTGTTACTGTATCAGGAACTGCAGGTATTACAGTTACTGGAAATCAATTGACTATTACCAGCGGAACAGTTACAATATCCGGAACATCAAATGTAAGTGTAAATGGAAATCCATTAACATTAGATAGCAACGGCGGAGGTGGAACAAACGTTATTGTGTGGAATGAAATCATACCAGGAGCAAATATGGTATGGACACCAATAGTACCTTATTAAATTATGGCATCAACATATTCAACAGACTTATCATTAGAATTAGTCGCAACCGGTGAAAAAGCTGGTCTATGGGGAACAATCACAAATACTAACTTACAAATTTTACAATCAGCATCTTCTGGTTATACAACATTAACTCTTACATCAGGTAATACTAATTTAAGTTTAGCTGATGGTTCAGATACTGCAAATGGTAAAAAATTCTATATTAAACTTACAGGAACATTAACAGGAAACTGTACAGTGACTATGCCTGCAACAACAACAGGTGGTAATGCAAATAGAGTTTTTATAATTCAAGATGCAACAACAAGAACAACTTCTAATTATACCATTGGTGTATTAACTACAGGTCAGGCATCAGCGACTAAGGTTCCAGTGAAGTCTACTTTATTATTAGTATCAGATGGAGCAAATACTTTAACATCTATTGGTATGATGCAAAAAGGATATAACTCTATTAGTGATTCTAATTCACCTTATTTAGCGGTAGCAGGAGATCAATTAATTGTAGATACAAGAACTAACCCAGTTACAGTAACTTTACCTGCTAGTCCTAGTGTAGGAGATGAAGTAAGTATTATTGATGGCTTTAATTTCTTTGCATCAAACAATTGTGTAGTGGGTAATAATGGTAGTAATATTTTAGGATCAGCTTCTGCTTTAACTTTAAATACTAACAGACGATCTATTACATTAGTCTATGTAAATGCCACTCAAGGTTGGACTTATAAGACTAATACACCATAGGAGCTAATTTATGGCTCTTTCAGAAATTAAATTTGCTCCAGGCATAGATAAGCAAAATACTGCCGTAGGTGCATTTGGTAGATGGATAGATTCAGATAATGTAAGATTTAGGTATGGACTTCCTGAAAAGGTAGGAGGTTGGGCATCATTATTAAATGAAACAATTGTAGGTGTGTGTAGAAAGATGTTAGATTTCGTAGATACATCTGGAAACAGGTATGTTGCATTAGGAACTGATAAATTTTTACTTATATATTTTGAAGGACAACTTTTTGATATAACTCCATTTAGAACAGATAATACCGGTACTATTGTTACTTTTACATCTTCTACTTTAGCAACTAACAGCACTACTACTAAACAATGTACAATTACTACTACTAGTAATCATGGTTTAATTGCTGGTGATATGATTGTATTGGATGCTGTAACTTTACCAGCAGGAACTGGTTTAAGTGCTGCTGATTTTGAAGATAAACTATTTCAAGTATTAACAGCACCAACTCCAACAACATTTACTATTAATTCATTAAATCAAGCAACAGCAGTTGTAGCAACTGGTGGAAGTATGACTGTTAAACCTTATGTATCTGTTGGTCCTGCAATACAAACTTATGGATATGGATTCGGTATAGGTCAATTTGGTGGAACAGTTGCCGGAGCATCAGTAACTACTATTAATAATGGTGGACCATTTAATGCTGGAGCAACTTCAGTTATACTTACAGATTCTTCTGCATTTCCATCATCTGGAACATTACTTATTGGAAATGAATTAATGACTTATACAACTAATACTACAGGAACAGATACAATTTCAGGTATTACTAGAGGTCAATTTGGAACATCAGATGTAACTCATTCTAATGGCGCTACAGTTACGAATGCAACAAATTATACAGGTTGGGGAGCAGCTGTATTGGCTTCAACTACTACTTTAGAACCAGGACTTTGGTCTTTAGATAACTATGGAGATGTATTAGTTGCAACTATTGCAAATGGTAAAACCTTTACTTGGAATTCTAGTATCGCAGCGCGATTAACAACTCGAGCTTCGCAAACAACTTTTGGATTTCAAACAACAGATAACCCAGTTGCATCTAGATTAACTTTAATATCACCTACAACAAGACACTTAATTCATTTTGGAACTTGTACAACTCTTAATGATGAAGATACTCAAGACAATATGTTTATTCGTTTTTCAACAATAGAGGGTATTAACGAGTATGATATTAAAGCAACTAACACAGCTGGTTCATTTAGATTACAAGATGGTACTAAGATTGTCGGAGCGCTGAACGCGAAAGAAACTATTTTAGTTTGGACAGATAATGCTTTGTATACAATGAAATTTGTAGGAGCTCCTTTTACATTTGGATTTGAACAAGTAGGAACAAATTGTGGATTGATTGGTAAAAATGCTGCAGTAGAAATTGATGGTATTGCTTATTGGATGAGTAACAGTGGATTCTTTGCATTTGATGGAACAGTTAAAACATTACCATGTTCTGTTGAGGATTATGTGTTTAATGATATAGACACAACAAAAGGACAACAAATTAGTGCTGGTTTAAATAATTTATATACGGAGGTTACTTGGTGGTATCCAACACAAGGTTCTACGTATGTTGATAAATCTGTAGTTTATAACTATACTAATGAAATTGGACAACTTGCACTTGGTAATTGGTATATAAATAATAGTTCTACTTCTATGAGAACTAGTTGGATTGATTCATTAATTTATCCTAGACCTTATGCAACTAAATTTAATAATTCTAGTACTGGAACTTTTCCAACTGTTATAGGTGAAACAGGATTAGGACAAACTGTTTTATTTGAACAAGAAACAGGAACAGATCAAATTAATCCAGATGGTTCTACAACTACTTTAACTTCTTTTGTTCAGTCTTTTGATTTTCCTTTACAAAAAGATCAAGGTGAAATTTTTTTATCTATGCGAAGATTCTTACCTGACTTTAAAGTATTAACAGGAACTAATAAAGTTACAATAGGAATAACTAATTGGCCTTCTCAAACTACAACTAATTCTACTTATAGTCCTTTTACTATAGATTCTTCTACAGAATTTGTAAGTACTAGAGCAAGAGGGAGATACGGAAGTATTAAAATAGAAAATATTAACTCAGGAGAAAACTGGAGATTTGGAACATTCCAAATTGATGTACAACCAGATGGAAGAAGATAATGGCTAAAATTAATGTAAGGGTTCCTGAACCAAAACCACAATACGAAGTAGATAATCAAAGACAGATTAATAGATCTCTACGTATTATTGTAGAACAATTAAACTCTACATTTTTAAAAGATTTAAAAGAAGATACAGAAAGATTTACTTGGTTTATGTCAAGCGGAGGTAAGTGTTAATGTCTTGTGATAATGTAAATATAACTACACAACCTGTAAGTATTGCTGGAACTAATACAGATGCATTTGGAAGATTAAGAGTATCAGAACCATATTCATTATTTGATTCTCAAAATAGATATGCTGCGGATAATCAATTTGATACATCTACAGTAACAGGTGGTTCTACTACTTATTTACCAAACGAAGCTACAGTTAGAATGGATGTAACAACAGCTTCAGGTGCTGAAGTAGTTAGACAATCTTTTAGATCAATGCTTTATCAACCTGGTAAGAGTTTATTAGTTCTTGCAACATTTGTAATGAATGTTCCTAAAGCAAATTTAAGACAACGTGTTGGATTTTTTAGTACTCAAAATGGACTTTATTTTGAATTAACTGGGGCCTCTCCTGGAACTAAAGCATTTGTATTAAGAACTTATATCAGCGGTTCTGTAGACAATACAACAAGAAGAGTTGAACAATCTGCTTGGAATGGAGATAAATTAGACGGAACTGGTCCAAGTGGTTTAACTTTAGATTTAACTAAACCTCAAATTTTATGGATGGATTTTGAATGGTTAGGCGTTGGTAACGTTCGTACTGGATTTATTATCAATGGACAA